ATTTCTCTTGTGCCTTATTTGTATTAGGTTTTCTACCATCTTCATATCCATTGTCATAAGCCCTAATTTTTTCTGCTTTCAACGCTTCTATTTCAGCTTGTTGCTGTCGTAGCATGGTGGCAGCTTTACCAACCAAATTTTCCGATGTATAAGATTCTTTTCTTGATTTGTCCAACAAAAAAGCCAATTCAGTAGCGTTCATTTCTCACTTGCCTTTCTTAGTATTGCTAACTCAGCTTGCATTTCTGCCAACTTATCGCATGGTACTAATACTGAATTGATAGGTCTTTTATAGGAATGGGTATAAAGTGGTATTGAAGAATCCGCAGTTGAATCTTTATCCCAAGATAACCAGCCTTCATCCATGTGATTGTTAATCCATGCTACTGGTTCATCATCCCAGACTTTAGGTCTGACTATGCTAAATGTGCCATCTTGATTATCTTTAATCATATTTTCCCTTTCGTGGATTCTATAATACATCAATTCCTTGCTCTACTGCCCATGCCTGGATGTATTCGATCAACTCGATCATTTCAGGTACAGTTAAATCCGATGTCCTGCGAAAAACAATATCAACACCATGTCCATCAATTGCTGGTAACATTTCTACTGGTTCTCCCCTTGCTCGGAGCCAAGCTGCTGTTAGGAGTCTTTTCCATGTCTCTACTTCTTGTTTTTTTCCTACCCATTCTATTTTTTGGGCTATTTCTTGTATAAGCGCATGAAGTTTTGCATTTTGCTCTAAGCTGCGATTCTTAGGCTTAATCGAAACTGCATAGCCATCAGGGGCTTCTAAAATAGCTTGAATAGCATTTTTTCTGGCAACATGATGTGCCAGAATAAAGTTGCTTCTCATCTGCTGCCCCAAATTTGCTTTTCAAGATGAGCAATGTATTCGCTTTGGTGTTGTATGTGTTGCAATAACTTATCATACATTGACCGCCAATACTGAGCATCTTGTAAGGCTGCGCTAAGTTTCGCTTCTAGTTCTTCTCTATCCATTGTCCTGGTTCTCCGCTATTACCTTTTTGAAATTGATCCTTAAAATCTGCTTCTAAAGTAAGCCATAAATGTATTACTCTTTCGCTTCTAATGAACTGCTGAAACTTCAAAAGACCCCATTTCCTACGATAAATCAGCATCTGCCTTACTGCACATTGATGTTTATGCTTCTGTAAGTTCACTTACACTAACCCTTAGAGGGTGATAGTAATAAGCCCAAACACTTTTACGACCTTTGCCAGAATGATTTGCAATTAATCGCCTAGTGACATATCGTTGCTTTCTCAAATGACACAAAGCCATTGATACTTCAGGTGCTTTTAAATTGGTTTTTTGTGCCAAAACCGCTAAAGTAAATGGCATATCTTCCGATAAAAAAACTGCCCTGACCTTGACCAGAGCATTTGAACTTTTCTTTTCCATCATGTTGTCCTGTGTAATAGTTCAAAAAATATTAGCACAATTCATCGCCACGCAAATAAACAATTGCTTCCATATATTTTTCGTATCTTGCCCAATCAGCCAAAGATGGATTTGCCAATCTACTCATATCGCAGTTATCTCGCAAATCAGCCAATTTAACGATTCTAGCCAATGGGTTTTTAGAGCATCGAACAATAAATGAATGGTATGACTCACCAGGTCTACGACTGACAGCATCTAAAACAGCCAAATTTTCAGGGCTAAATCCTTCAGCCAATAAATCGTCAGAGCTAATATCGCTATCTTCTAAAACATCATGCAATACCGCAGCAATCCTGGCTTCTGGTGGTACAGACAACATTACTCTTAAAGGATGCAAAATATAAGGCTCACCTGCTTTGTCAACTTGACCAGCATGAGCACTAGCAGCTATGGCAATTGCACGATCTAAGCTGGCAGGGATAAATCCCACATCCAACTCAATTAATCCTGCAAATGGTATCGGTTCAATCACTTTATTACCTTTCGTATCCAACATAAGTATTATAAGCTAAAAACCATTAAACAGCAAGACTTCGATAGATAACTCCATCGCTTTCATATCTTTTTTCTTTGGCTTTTTGATACAGTTCAATGACCTTTTCTGGGTAAACAAGGGCAGGTTTTTCTCGATCATCAAAACAAAAAGCATAAACCAAGGGTGCTTTTTTGCTGCTAAACCATTCAATCATCAAAGGAAGAAGATCAAATTCTTGTTTTTTAAGGTTTGCTGTGCCTTTTACACACACTACAAAAGTTTCATTAGGGGTATTGACCACAAAATCAGGCAAATTTCTTAATAATGGATTGAGATTAAAGAAATTTTCCACATATCCAGCCCTCTCATCGAATCCTAGGCGATTTATTTTGTATCCCTTGGCATTGCAATAGGAAATGAACAACTCCTCTCCTAGGTTGGTTTTAATCCTTTCTAGGTAGGGTTTATCGTTGCCTTTCATTTGTCAAATCCTACATTTGTTCCTTTGTAGTTAATTTTGTCTAAATAATGGTTTCCTACATCCATTGCTTTAGGCATAGGCATACCATCTTCATCAATTACAAAAGTGCGCTTATCAAGTTCTGCCATGATGTTTTTGCGAGTTTTGAGCAAGTTTTTAGGAATATGTAGTTCTTGCAAACCCATGTCAAAAAGACCTTGAGATACTTTTGTATCTGCCAACTCAAAAAAAGTTGTTTTATTGTTTCCTTTAAAAAACCTATCTGGGGATGTACACATATCAAAAAGATCAAGCAATTGACTATTTTGATGGATTCTGGCAGTTACCTGGTCATTTTTATGCGGTTTTAAACCATAATGAAAACGACAGTAAAACTTGCTTTCTCCATTTGTTCCAGCAGAAATTGTGCCAAGCAGACCGCATCCATAAGCCCCGCAGGATAAAGGCTGACTTTCTTGGTTTGATTCTTCAGGATTTGAAAATTTGACTAATTTGGATTTCATAGGTATTTCCTTTCGATGATTTTTGTAAAGTTGGTTGGTTTAATAACCCATTCCAAATCTGCTAAAAATGGTCTCCTATCCTTTGAATGTGTTTTCCCAGTTAAAAACTTGGAACTTTTAATAAATTGAAAAAAATCATTCCTAAACCATTCCAGGGCTTCTTCCGAACTTTTGCATTCAAATTCAGTAAACAATTCTCTCCAGCGTTGCTTTAAATGGGATTCCCTTGTTTTATTCCAAGAAATCACTCTTGGTAACTCTGGCAATGTTTGATGATAAATATCAATAATGGCTTGGTGGGGGCATGGTGGAATCTTTGAGTCCACGAATATATCTGTCTCTGTCTCTGTCTCTGTCTCTGTCTCTGTCTCTGTCTCTGTACTATCACTTTGATATCCTTCTGATATCACCTTGATATCATCTTGTTCCAACCAATGACCAAGACAAGATAAAATTCTTGTAACTTCTTGTTTTTTAAGCCTTAATCTAAAAGATAGAATATCTAATGATGGCAAATATCCATCATATTCACTTGCGATGAGCCATAAATTAATTAAATTTTTAGAAGATACTGGATCAAGTTCAAACCAGTCTAAATCATCCAGCAAATCTCGATAAAGTTTTACCCAGGGTGGTCTACGATCCTTGAAATGTTGAAATTTATTCCAATTCTTAATTTTGTATGTCATTGGATTGCCTTTCTAATTTCATCTGCTTGTGAAATTAGTTTGTCGGCATTTTTAATGACTGATCGAAATTGACCGATGGTCAAACAAACTATTTGTTCTTTGGTATTTTCAAGATCACCTGCACATCTAAAACAAATAAATCCTGTTTCATTGGCATAGACCTCAATTTTGTCTTGAGGGGGAAATTCAAGCATTTTTTCCTTTTTTCCGAAAAAGTTTATTAGCACCAGCTATAGCTACCTAAATCCATTTAGGCAGTCTTAAAAGTTTACAGTAAATTTTTAATCTATGACAGATATTTTTATCAGGGTTTTCCCACCCTTTAAAATGCCACCTTCATAGATGTGTATTTCTTTAAATTGACTATCATCATTGGCTAGACCAGCCTGGACAAGCGAATCCAGTAAAGATTTGCAGCGATTATCTAAATCTTGAATTCTTTTATCTTTCCAAAATAATGTGATGTCAATAGATAATTTTTGATCTTCAAAATTAATTTTTTGCTGGTTCACTATATGAGCCACTTGCTGCTTAAACTCCCTGGCTGGTAATGTTAAAAATCGCCTATGACCAGAGAATCCCCAATAGCTATTTATAGTGGGTGGAAGCGGTAGTTCCAAAGTAATTTCAGTCATGTGGCATTTTTACACAAAAGTTGTTGCAATTGTAATAGTTGTGTGTAATACTTCTTATATCAACTCACGAAAGGTAGATAAATATGTACAACAATAATCGGTATTACGAACCAGAAGATGATGATTCAGACAAGATCAATGATCGAGTTGCTGAACTCATGGAAGATGAATACAGCATAAAAAAGTATTCAAATTTCTCAGAAGGCATTTCAGAAGCCAAAAAAGAAGATCAAGCAATCATTGAGGAAATGTTATCAAAACCTCATGTGGATATTGATTTTGAGGCTTTGGGTAGGAAATTGTGGTCAATGGCTTATGACTACATGGAGAACTATGCAATTAGTCATGCAGAAGAAAATTTATCAAGCGGTTATTTAGATTAATCATCAAGAAAGGTAATAAACATGAGTACTATTTACAAAAAATTAAATCAAGCTAGAAAAGAATTTCATCTTTTAAAGTTAAAAAAATCGGGTCGCAATGATTTTGCCAAGTACAACTATTTTGAACTTGCCGACTTTTTGATTCCAGCTTTAGGAGTATTTGAAAACAATGGTCTTTGTGGCATTGTTAGTTTTAATGTTGAACAAGCAAAAATGGCTATTGTTGACATTGATTCAGGTGACAAAATAGAAATTGAAAGTCCAATGGGATCAGCCAACTTAAAAGGCTGTCATGAGGTGCAAAACATTGGTGCAGTTGAGACTTATCAACGCAGATACCTTTGGATGGCAGCCCTGGAGATTGTTGAGCATGATGCCATTGATTCCACTACAGGCGCAGAGCCACCCAGTATTGACCCTTATATCAACAAAATTATGTCTGCTTTAAGCGAAGATGCTTTAAAAAAGGTCTACATTGCTGCGGTCAAAACTTTAGGCGAATTGCCAGAGTTGGTCAAAGCCAAAGATATTCGCAAAGCTGAATTGCTTGGAGCACAATCATGATTATTCAAGATTCTATCCATGTAGAACAGGGTACAGATGAATGGAAAAAGGTTCGCCTGGGGTATGTATCAGCTTCTAACCTAGATGCTGTTATGGCTAAAGGTAAAGGTGGTGCTGAGTCTGTTACTAGGGAAAAATACAAAACTCGCCTGGCAATTGAAAGACTTACTGGTGAAATTGGTGAGTCTTATTCAAACCCAAGCATGGAATGGGGTGTGGAGACAGAAGAAAAAGCTGCTATGGCTTATGAGGTTTCATGTGAAACATTATTAGACAAGACAGGTTTTTGGAAACACTCTAGTATTCCTTGGGTTGGCTGCTCTCCAGATCGGATCGCAACTCCCAATGGCGGTGTGGAAATCAAATGCCCTGATAGTCATACTCATGTTAAATATTGGCGAAACAAGATTGTGCCTACTGAGTATGTCAAACAAGTACAAGGGCAAATCTGGGTAATGGATTGGGAATGGTGCGATTTTGTATCTTACGATCCAAGAATGCCTGAAAAGAGTCGCTTATTGATTGTTAAAACCTATAGGGATGAGCAATTAATTAAGTTGATGGAGCAAGAGGTAAAGCAGTTTTTGGAAGAAGTTGAACAATTAATCATTGAGTTAGGATAAATCATGAAATCAAATGCAGAAAATATCAATTGGCAAAAAAAAGCAAAAATGCTTGAGCAACACAATGACAGTCTTAGTGCTTCAATTCAAAGATATGAACAAAAAATTGAAGAATTAAAGCATCACATATCTGTTTTAGATAAATTACAAGAAAGTTTAAGAATAGAAAATAAACAAATAGTAGGTCTTAAAAACAAAATTTCTAGCTATAGAAAACTTATTCAATTCATTATTGGTGTTGAAAATGGTGATGTATTAACAAGCGAGGTTAAATAATCATGGCATCAGTAAATAAAGTAATTATTGTGGGCAATTTAGGAAAAGACCCAGAACAAAGGTCTTTTCCAGATGGCAGCCCAGTAACCAATATTTCAGTTGCTTGTACAGAGAAATACAAAGATAAGCAGGGTGAGCAGAAAGAAGTAACTGAATGGGTCAATGTAGTCTTTTTTGGAAAGCTGGCTGAAATCGCTGGTGACTACCTCAAAAAAGGCAGTTCAGTCTATGTTGAAGGCAAACTTAAGACTGAGAAGTATACCGACAAGAATACTGGTGTCGAGAAGTACTCTACAAAGGTCATAGGAAGCACAATGCAGATGTTAGGGGGTAAGCCTTCAGAAGATTCAAAACCTTCTCAAAGCCCTCAAAAGGGTGTTAATTTAACCAATTTAGATGAAGATATTCCTTTTTAAGCTAAAATGATCTTGGAGTCCCTATTTCTGGGAGTGGTACACCCAAAAATTACCTTCTGGTGCAATGCCAGACCTTTCGTGAGAGATAGGGACTCCACCCTATGCAAAAAAGCAACAAGTAAAAATAATACTTGTGCCTATAATACATCTATGTAATACTTCTTATGTAGTTTGATTATTCACGAAAGGAAATCAAAATGAGTCAAGTAAATCAAATGTATGGTTGTGATCCAGATGCTTTTTTATCAAGCGTCAAAGAATCTCTTAGCTATCAATTTTCTGGTGCTCTTATGTGCGCTGCCAGCATTATGAGTGATGCCCAGGAAGAAATTGCTGTTGGCATGGATGAAAGAGCCAGACAGTCTTTGAATAGAGCAAAGTTAATTATTTTTGAAGTAATGGAAGGTAATTTAGTTGGTTCAATTCCAAGGAGTCAATCATGAAAATAGTGGAAGTTTACTTAGTACCTGAAAAATATAATCCCAGGGTAAAGGCATCAATCCCTGGTTGTTGGATGGCAGTTCGCAGCGATGGAAATGAATATCCAGTTTGTCCAGACTATGCTGCTTCTAATGCCAATCAAGTATTTGCCATGCTTAATAAATCACAGTCAAGATTAGGAGATTAATATGTTTTATGACAGTTGGAATATCCCTTTGTGGGTCGAAGCCCTTGGTGTTTTAGTTTTTGGCATTATTTTTGGTTGTATGTTTGCTTTATCAATTTAAAGGAAAATCATGAGAACACCTTATATATGGACAGCATCTGGTACTGACATTGCTTTGCGCTGGAAAAATCAATATGGTTGGATACCGCCATCTGAACTCCAAGAGTACAAAGATAAATGGAAGTATTATCAAAATTTGCCATTAAGAAATTTGGATGACCATGCCAAAGAACTCTATGAGCAAGCATTAAAACAAGCGAAAGTAGCGAGAATTAAATGAGCAATGATGAAGCCATGTATTTTGCCCTGGTGGTAATTACTGGCTTTATTTTTGTAATATTCATTCACTTTAAGGACAGATAAAATGAACACAGAAATTAGTCAACAGATTATTGATCTTAAAAAATTAACCAACCGATTAGAAATGTTAAATGCAAATCCTGAAATTCAAGGTAGAAAACAGTTGTATGACACCGCAATTGAAATGGATGTAATTATTCAAAACATTATTTTTAATACTGTAAATTATGCAGAATAACTGGGCAGATAAGGTAGCTATTGCAATAATGGTGATTGCATCAGTAGTATTGCTATCGGCTATGCGATTTGCCATTAGACTAGGGGGATGGGCATGATAATTAAATCTCAGTTTTGGTACATATTGCAGCAAGAAATTGCCGCCAGGAAAGCAAAAAAATGATTATGGATTTGATTTTTGGATTTTTATTGACTACTGGAATCATCTTTTGGATATTTATGATTGCAATATTGCTGATGATTTATCTGCAAAAAAAATGACTACATTTACCTTAGAATATCGGATTGCAGCTATGACTGAACCAGTTGTGATTGTCAATAGCGGTGCTAGTGTTATGGATAAAGAAGATACCGAATCCATGCTAAGACATCAATTACAAATTATGCAAGCAGAAATTCAAAGATTAAGAAAAAAATTAATGGAAGCTGGAATATATGATTAAGTTTTTGCCAATTCTTATGTTATCTGGGTGCTCTTTAATGATTGGCAGCTTTGACCCTATAGAATATAGCTATGTCAACCGCATTCGCACCCAGGCTCAATTGGTTGATTGCTCAAAATTAAATGTATACATTATGTATACACAGACCCTAGAACTTAAAAATTACAGTCAATATCTTCCAGACAATGACCAGGAAATCGCCTTGGTAAATGACTTGTACAAGTTGGTGGATGGTTTACATAAGATTGACAACCCAAGCCCAGCTTATTGCAAAGCAAAGATGAATATAATTGAATCTAGCGCAGAATCAATTCAAAAAGTTACTGGAAATAAGCCAAGATGAATATTCAAGAATTAGCTGGAGAAGCCAAAGGATATAAAGCCCAATTTGATTCTGGGCTTATTACCGATAAAGAATTTAAAGATTTAATTGACAGTCTTGGCATTGCTCAAAAAATTAACGATAATGCCGATCAATTTGCTAAAAATCAAGAAATTAGAGTCTATTTAATGCAAATAATACAGCTTGCAGGGCTTATCTCAAGCCTTTGATTTTCTTTAAGTTTTCTTCCATTTTCCAATCTTCTCGGCATTCTTGACTACAAAATCTGCCTTCTGAAATAGTGTCATTGCAATATAAACAATGACCGCTAAAAAGATTCTTTTTTTGATCTCGAATATTTTTTATTGCTAGATTTCTATGTAATTCTTCCATATCCGAGGCATCATCAAAATAATCAGCACTCATGCAAGGTTGGACAAGAATTCCGCAGTTTCAGCTTGTCTGCGCCTTAAAAGACCAGCCAAATGCTTACCAGCAGCCATATCCCATTTATCAAACTCTTGGGCTGCGCCTTCCATATCTCCCTCATTAATTTTTTTTAATAAGGTAGAGCCATTAAAGTTACCTGCACCACAATTGAATACAAAGTCCACCAAGGCATCAAATTCGCCTTGGTTCATATCGGTAGTTACTTTTGCATTGACATCAGCAGCAGCCTTCTGGACATCTTTCATAAGCAATTCTTCAGCTTGTTCTTGGGTAATAGTTAAGCCTGGGTATACATCGTTGCCAGTATGCCCATAACCAATAGTCCAAGGATCGCCACCAGTAGCAGGATCAGGATAAGCAGTAAGTTTGCATCCTTCAAATTGCTCAGTAAGGTGAGCACCATCTTTAGAATATTCCATTATTTCACCATTAAAGCATTATATTTATTAATGACATCATTTCTTTCTAATTCGGTATTGGCGCATTGTTTTGCAAATCCGATAAGAACTTCAGCATCTGGTTCAAGTAATCTGAGTCCTTTACTTGATATTGAAGGGGTGGTGGGTTCATTTCCTTGGGTGGCAGATTGTTGGCGCAACCCCCTAAGTTCAGTAATAGCAACATCATAGCGGTTTTGGAGTTCATCTTTGTCCTTTTGGGTTTTTTGACTAATAGCAGCCTGGTCATTTACTACCTGAGTTTCATGCTCAACCGCTTGTCTAATCTGGTCATTAACCTGCTCTAAATAGTTTGATTCATCAATTTTATGGGTAATGTATGCACTTCCCAAAGAAATACATAGAAAAATGGCAATTTTTATATAGGTTGAAATAAACATTATTCAGTTTTTTGGGTGGCAGCTTTAGCACCAATCATTATTCCAGACCCACCAAGCGTAGTAGCCAATCCCAAACCCAACTTATCAAAATCAATAGTGCCACCATGCCAAACATGAATAAGGCAAATAACAAGAAAACCAAATACGCAAGCAATAGAGCAAACTCTTGCAGCGCAGTAAGTAGTATTGTCATCTTCAGTCAAAATATCTTTTAAAATTTTCATATAAATGCGCCCATAAAATAGCCAATTAATAACCAGGCAGCTATTCCTAAAATAATCCAGAATAATCTTTCATTATCCATATTACTTTGCCATTTGTGTAGATGCTAAATTAATCCTAGTTTTGGCTGCTGTCAAATCATTTGGCTTATCTTTAAAGCCTACAGCTACATAACCAGCAAATTGACCCATAGGCGGTGGTACAGAGCCTCGGCACATATATTTGACACCTAGACTAGCTTCCCATGCTCCAACCTTAGAATTTGGGCTGTAATCATCGCAATAGACCTCTCCAGCCATCATTGCCACTATAGCTTTATTTCTTCCTTGATCTGGGGAAATTAAGGTAGATTCAACACCTTCCATAGCATGATTTCTTTCTGATTGAGAAAGTGCAACTATGGTAGTTCTGAGATTGGTGGTTAAATTTACTTCATTTACTACTACAACTTGGGCATCTAAATCTTGTAATAATTTCTGAGATATAGGCAATATTTCAGCCTGGGTTCTTAATTTGGGAATAGTATTGGTATTGGAAATAGCTGTTAGTATGGTTTGTCGACTATCCCAAGCAAAATACCCAATGAAAAATACTATGGATAATAGTATTACTGCAAAAAGTTTAAAGGGGTTATCTACCCATTTTATAAGGTCAATTGCCTTATCAATATTGTCTTTGGATTTAGTAGTTACTCTACTTCTTTTTACTGGTGGTCTTTTTGTTACCATCTTTTACCACTTTCTTTGCTGGTGGCTTGACTGATTTTTTGGCAACACTTCTGGTTGTTGCTTTTTTGATTGTAGGTCTTTTTTTAATTGGAAACATTGGCTCTGGAGATAATGGTTCAACTTTTCGACTTAATAAAGCACAAATCTTTTTAAACATTATGATTTATCCATTTTATTGTCAAGTTTTGTCATAATTTGGTCTAATATATGCTCAATTCTAGATAATCTATAGTCCAAATCTGCTTTTTTTACATAAGAATTGGGAAGCATTACCTCAAGATTTTTTAAATCTTTGGCTAATTGCCCCTGGGATTTACTTAAATTATCTTGACTTTTAGCGATGCTATTAGTCCAATAACCAATAAAACCGCTAGTTATAAAATAAAGTAGGGTTAACCCTGCGAAAACAGCTTCCCAAGACATTTTTATTGAACTGTAGAAGTTGCTGGATCAACAGCAGGAGCATCTACAGTAGCAGGAGCATCTGTAGAGGCAGCTTGAGCAGCTTGAGCAGCTTGAATTTGAGGGGCAGCTTGGGCTTTCAATGGATCAATTAAATGAGCCACTTCTTCATAAGGCTTTTTAATTAAATGTTGAAAAATAGCTTCTACAAGTTCTTGAGAAAGGTTAATTAAGTTCATTTTTGTCCTTTAAAGTTTAGGGATTATTCCCATGTAATAGTATATATTAAGACTTTATAGCGTTCTCAAATGGTGTAACCCAAGGTAATCCAGCTTCTTGTACTGGGTTCTTTTGTGCTTCAATCTGTGCAGTCAGACTAGCTTCTACTATATCTTGACCAAGTGACTCTTGTACCCAGCCAACGACTTCAGCTTCAGTCAAGTCAGCGTAAGGTACATAAGAACCTTCGCCCTGTGTATAACCTACTGTGCCGTAAGTAGAAGCAGTAAAGTCACCGTCTACTGCGTTTACTGTGTAGTGAACAGTCACTACAAAGCCATCAGAAGTTAATCTGTCCATTTGTACTACTTGCCAATTAAATGTTGTCATTTTAGAATCCTAGTATGCCAGCGTCTTTTAGTTTGGCTTGCATTGTTGTAATAAGGGCTTGTTGTTCTTGGACTAAAGCTACAAGATTTGCCATTACTTCTGAGGAAGATGGCTGAATAGATTGATATTTTGGCTTGCCTTCATCATCAAGCTCGTCTTTTGTACCATTTCCTGAATACTTGGCAACTTCCATAAATTCATGAGCAATAAAGCCAACACCCTTACCTGAGCCATCCCACCAATCCCAAGATTTTGGTTTCAAAGCCATAATAAATTCTGAAGCACCTGTTAATGGTGTGGCATTGTCTTTAAGGCGGTAATCAGAAGTTAAATTATAAAGAACGCCAGTAGTGCCGTTTTGGGAAATAGAACCAATACCACTTGAATTGTATCCAAAAGTTACATAATTATTTCCACTAGCAGTTCCATTTGCATGACCAATAGAAATAACACCTACTGTATTTCCAACAAGATTTAATATTTGCACACCTGATGCAGGTGAATATGAAGGTGATGTTCCTGAACCAACAAAATACACATAACCGCTAGAATCAATAATCATTGAATTGTCAGGCATTTGCAAAGCATACTTAACTTTTACGCCTGTGCTTCCATAGTTTGAAGCAAAAATTCCATAGGTTGCATCATTGACAATAGTGAAGTTATTGTTTTGATTGCTGTTTGTGGACATTGTTAAAGCAGTTGAGCCTGATGCTGTAGATAAATGCAATCTAGCAGTAGGTGCAGTAATACCAATACCTACATTACCACTAGAGTCAATACGCATACGCTCTGCAAATTGATTATCGACAAAAGCTAAATAGTTGGTAGTTGTACCTGTGTTAATTTGCCAGTTATTTGCTGCATTACTAAATAAAATACCAGCAGAAACTCCAGAACCTTTTGTTACTTGCAATCCAAGTGCGGAAGGACTACTAGTACCAATACCTACATTACCACTAGCATCTTTATAAAACTGTCCAGAACCTAGATTAACTACTCCTGTACCGCCAGTAAGTGTGCCTGTGTATGCAGAATTAAGGGTAGTCAATGTAGAGCCATCAAATACCATGTTGGCAGAACCAGCCAATAAGCCAGAGCTATTGTATTGAACTTGGGTGTTTGAACCGCCAATAGTACCTGTAGCTTTTGTGGCTAAAGTTTGAACATTTCCAGCATTATCTTTATAGAATAATTTGCCATCAGTAGCATTAATAGCAAGTTCAACTCCAAGAGAAGTTGTAGTTAAATTGCTTGCAGATGGAGTATTACCAGTAGTAGTACTGCCATAAATCAGGATGGGGGAAAATCCGCTTTGAGCCATATTAATTCCTTTTAGCCATTATATTTAAAAAGAGCCACCTGAGATACCCCCAGTAATAGCATTATTGGTGTAATTGTAAGTAAGTCCAGTATTTGTGTATTGTGCTGTATTTCCTGTTGCAGAAGAAGCAAAAGTAATATAGTTTGTTGATCCTGAACCAGCAGCCAGGTTTAAGTTTGCAGCATTGGTAGCATTGGTTACTGCTGTAGAACCTATTACAGAAACTACTTGGGCTGCGGTTGCTGCTGTAAAAGCAGAAGTGCCATTGCCATAAGCCAAGCCTGTCAAAGTTGCAACTCCAGTACCACCATTTCCAACTACTAAAGTACCACTTAAAGTGATAGCACCAGCAGTCGCAGTAGAGGGTGTTAGACCAGTAGTGCCAGCACTAAATGTGCTTACAAAGTTTCCAGATAAAGCACTTGTAGGAATAGTGGTTGATGCGGTCATGGCTGAAGTGCCATTACCATATACATATCCAGTAAGGGTAGTTGCTCCAGTACCGCCAGATGCAGCCCCTAGAGTACCTGCCAGGGTAACTGCACCGCCTGTAGCGGTGCTAGGTGTTAGCCCTGATAAGCTAGTTTGGAAGCTAGTTACTTCACCAGTACCATTAACTGCAATGGTGATGCCACCAGAACTATTAGTGACTGAGATACCAGCACCAGCAGTAATGGTTGCCAGGGTGTAACCAGTACCATTACCAATCAATAATTGACCATTGGTAGGTGTAGAAGTAATACCAGTACCACCATAACCAATGCCTATAGTATTACCTTGCCAAGATACAGAGCCTGAAATACTACTTGCAGAATTAAAATTTAAAGTTGCATTTCCCCATGAAACTGAAGCTGGCACATAAGAATGAATATCCCAAGTCCCATTAGAAGTGCTATTGCTTAAAAGAATTAAATGAGCAGCACCACCAGCTTGTAATGCTAATAATGATGTAGTTCCATCATGTGCATTAATTTGCACAGAAGAATAAGTAATATTATTATTAAAATAATAAGTATCGCCTACAATCAAAGTAGTCGCATCAGGCATATTAAATACTTGAGAAGTAGTTGTGCCTGTTACTACTTGATATTGAGCAGATGAAACAGTTAAATTAACAGGTGTTGATGATGATGCTGTAAATGTTGTATTTGGTATGAAATTATTAGCAAATACATTTTGATTGCTATCTCTTAAAACTACAGAATTAGCACCGCTTGAAGAAGTTACTCCTGTACCGCCATTTCCTACTGATAAAGTACCAGTAACCCCAGTACTTAAAGGAAGTCCAGAGCAATTGGTCAAAGTGCCAGAAGTAGGAGTTCCCAAAATTGGGGTAACTAAAGTTGGAGTATTGGCAAATACTAAAGAACCAGTACCAGTTTCATCGGTTACAGTAGCAACCAAGTTTGCACTTGTTGGAGTGGCTAAGAAAGTAGCCATTCCAATACCCAATCCAGTAATCGAAGTAACTGCTGGGGTGATAGTGACATTAGAAGCTGCGGTCAATTGACCTTGTGCATTAACAGTAAATGTTCCAACTTGAGTTGCAGAACCATAACTTCCAGCAGTTACCGCAGTATTTGAAATAGAAATGGTTACTGGAGAACTACCATTAAAAGATGTTCCAGATAATCCAGTTCCAATGGTTAAAGCATTTGGGGTATCAGCAGTTACAGTAGTTGATCCACCTAAACTGACCGCATTTCCATTAATAGTGATTGAACTATTGGTCAATCCACTATTCGGAATGGTTGCATTAATCTGACTAGGAGCAATAGAAATGGTCGTATTGGAAGCTGCTGTAAGTTGACCTTGAGCATTAACTGTATAAGTCGGTACAGTACTAGCCGATCCATAAGAACCAGCAGTAACACCGCTAGATGCCAGGGCAATAGTTACTGCACTTCCACCATTGTATGAAGTACCAGAAAGGCTTGTTCCAATAGTCAATGTAGCCAAGTTGCTACCTAGGGAAATCCCTGATATGGTTGAATTCGCTAATTGAGCATTAGTAATTGTTCCGCTTAATGCAGTAGTTGGAATTGTGGTTGAAGCAGTTACATTACCAATAGTGTTATTGGCATACATATAGCCAGTAAGACCAGTAACCGCCAAATTGGTAGTGGTTAAATTGGTGAACGATTCTGTATTTGATCCAGGTATTTTTTCCCATGCACCACCACTAAATATTGCCCAATCGCCAATATTCCAATCGGAAACACCATTTAAAGTAGTATTACCAGCAGTAGAAACTACATAGTAATAACCCTGAGTTCCAACCGAAGAAGTCAAAGTTGGGTTATTAGTTGAAGCATTCCATGTTCCTTGATAAGCAGGAGCATTGGTAGGCTGAGTGCTTACTGAAGTAATTTGACCTTGGCTGTTGACAGTAATAACTGGAATGGTTGAAGCATTACCATAAGTTCCAGAAGTAACACCAGAATTAGAAATGGCAATTGTTACTGGGGATGATCCATTAAAACTTGTTCCAGAAAGACCTGTGCCAATCGTAAGGGCATTAGGGGTGTCTGCGGTGACTGTAGTAGAACCGCCAAGACTGACAGCATTACCATTAATGGTGATACTAGAGTTTGTTAATCCAGAATTAGGAATAGTGGCATTAATTTGGCTTGGAGCAATGCTAATTGCTACTGAACTAAGCGCAGTTAATTGCCCTTGACCATTAACAGTTGCTTCCAAAGTATTTGAAGCTGAACCATAACTTCCTGCGGTGACTGCGGTATTTGCTAAAGCAATGGTGGTAGCAGTAGAACCATTATAGGAAATTCCAGAAAGACCAGTTCCAATAGTTAGAGTCGGTATGGTAATTCCAGTTAAAGCCAAAGTTGCAGAAGCACGATTTAAAGCTACTGCGGTTGTTCCAATATAGACAGTCGAATTTCCTAAAACTGTCGAAGGAATAGTGCCAGTAAGATTACCAGCAGTTAAATTGGTTAAATTTGCGCCTGAAACCGCACCGAAAAGACCAGACCAAGTACCTGTAGTGATAGTTCCAGTAGTAGTTAAGCTGGTTGATCCAGCCAAAGGAGAAGCACCTAAAGTATTGTAAGAAATGGTATAAGCAGTTGCACCATTAAAAACTACAGGAGAAGATGCCCCAGACCCACTATTATTAAAAGTAAGGCTATTTGGAAGATCGGCAGTTACTGTTACAGAACCACCAAGATTTACTAAATCACCATTAATAGTGATAGAAGAATTTGCTAGTTGAGCATTAGTAACTGTACCACTAAGAGCAGTAGTAGGAATGGTTGTAGATGCGGTAATTGCACTAGAACCATTGGCATAAACATAGCCAGTATAGTTTCCTAAAGTGACAGTACTATTGGCAGATAAAGTTGTAAATTTAGCTGTAGAAGGAGTTGTAGAGCCTATAGGGGTATTATCTAAACTATCTATAGTTAGTCCTACACCTTGAATTGTTCCACCAGTTATAGCCACATTATTGGCATTTTGGGTAGACATAGTGCCTAAACCAGATACCTGAGTATTGCTAATAGCAATAGAGGTTGTATTGGCTGCGGTAAGTTGACCCTGGACATTGACAGTAAAAGTTGCTACAGAGCCAGCAGAACCATAAGAACCTGCGGTAACTGCGGTATTAGCCAGAGCAATAGTAACTGCGCTAGAGCCATTAAATGATCCACCAGATAGACCTGTGCCGATAGTCAAAGCATAAGGTGTAACTGCGGTGACAGTAGTGCTGCCACCCAATGCAACTGCATTGCCATTGATAGTGATTGAATTATTGACTAATGCACTATTAGGAATTGCAGTTAAAGTATTGGTAGAACCACTAATTGAAGTGCCAACCAAAGTAGTTAGGGTAGACCCTAATGAAACACTTGTTGACCCAATAGTAATAGATGAATTGGTTAAACCTGAATTTGGGATAGTCGCATTAATTTGACTTGGTGCAATACTAATTGGTGTATTGGTTGCGCTAGTAATTTGACCTTGAGCATTTAAAAATAAAGCTGGCACATAAGAAGCAGTACCATAAGACCCTGCGGTAACACCAGTATTGGTAATGCTAAATTGAGTGCCAGTAAGGGTTAACCCTGTGCCAGCACTATAAGTGCCTTGACCAGAAATTTGTGTCCAAGTAATAGGAGTGACATCAATTGTGCCAATTTCAGGGACAATGGCTACCCAACCAGTTTTGGCATATAAAGTGCCATTTTGTACAAAAGTAGTTGCACCTGGTATTTGTACCCAGGCTTCCATGTCGGCTGCTCTAGCCCAAGCAGTTGTAGAAGCAACCCAAATACCATTGTAAGCAGGGTTGGCTTGTGCTCTTACTACAACTCGATCACCAGCTAAAGTGGTATATCCATCAATAGTTTGTAGCCCAGAAAGGGTAATGTCACCTGTAGTGGCACATTGACACTCATATTTAGCTGCGCCTGTAGAAATAGAATCAGCATATTGCTTGTTAACCAAATCAGTAGGATTGACAGGGACAGCAATAACTTGACCTGAATCGGTTAAAGTATTGGCAAAATGCGGTGAATACAAGGCATTATTTAAGCCATAAATTTGAGAAAATGAATTTGCAGTACCAGCAGTCATCAAATTGGTAACAAAATCACCTCGATTCCATGCTCTAGGGACAGTACCTTCTTGACCTCTCACTACAGTTAGAGCATCACCAGTAATGTTGGTACAAGAAACAATTTCTACAACTAAGTTATTAGTTGCATTTACAAGGGTAATAGTAACTGCTTGATTTGCAGATGGGGCAGGAAAATATGATCCAGTACCAGCAGCAACATAAATGACTGTATCTGTACTTGCTACAGGTAGAGCAAGAGTTGTCTGTGCCTGATTAGCAAATAATAGGATGCCCATTTAGAATCCACTTGGTTGAAAAGATGTAGAAATTACATTCCAATTTGTACCATCGGATTGCAATAAACAAGAAGTGCCAACAACTGCTTCTAAAATGGCTGTACCTGCTGTTGTTGTACCAGAAGGCACTACATTTGAAGATGCACTTGTAATGGTTACTCCATTAGGGTTTTTAATCCAAAGAGTATTACCATAATAAGATGCAGCATTTAAAAGAGTTAATACAACATCAAATGAAGTATTAATAATTAAAGTCGTATCGCTAGTGGTTTGAGTATAAAAAGCATTGGTAACTGTAGTTACAGTTGGTGGCAAAGCATTACCAGTTTGCTGAAAAGAACTAGCTGCTCCAGCAGTAAAGTAATTTGATGCCAAATCTCCTGCCAACCACGATTGAGCAGTAGTCCCTTCTTGTGCTCTAACAATAGTGCAGACATCGGCAGACCTAGCTGTACAAAGAACAATTTCATCCAAAAAACCAGTAGCAGCATCAGTAAAGGTCATTTTAAATGCTTGACCAGTAGTAGGATTGGGGAATTTAGCCCCAGTACCAGTTGCTAATGTGCAAGTGGTTGCAGATGCAGAAATAGGTGATGCTAAAGTAGACTGTGCATTATTAGCAAAGAGCAGAATGGTCATACAAACTCCCTTTACAAGATTCTATAAGTGTCGGCTGCTGCACCTGTGAATTTAACAGTTGTTACAGGAAAGTTCAAGACATAAACAATCTGTGAAGTTTCGGTATAAGTTGGTGTAACTGCTGCGTAATAAGTTGCTCCACCATCAAAAGAAAATTGAATGGCTCTGCTACCATTGCTTGAATTCAATACAAGTGAAGCTGGATAAACAACATTGGGAACATTGACAACCGCAGTTGTTCCAGTAAGAGTGCCTGTAATTGGGCTACCATAGTTATATGACATAATTAAAATCCTTCAGGTTTTGGAAATTGTGCTTTAACAGCTAAACATTTTTTTCTATATTCTTCTAATGCAACTTCATCTTTTTTAACCCAAGCATCCAAAAATTCACCTATTTCTGGATAATTCATAATGCGTTGACGATAATAATCTTCATTACCAATCATTATTGGTTTAAATGATGCTTGACCTAATTGATCTGCTTCTTGTTTGGTAATAAGTTTATGTTTTCGCTTATCAATTAAATGATTTTGCGATCCATCAGCAGCAAATCCATATAGATTGCCATCTTTGTCTTTATAGTGATTCATTTCCATAATTTGTCCTTAGTACAACTCGACCCAGTTATAAACACCTTGACCAGAATTTAGTTGATAGGTTGCGCCAGGTGGAACAATAATAAATGTACCGCCATAAGAACCGCATCCATTAAACTGCCATTGATACCAAGCAATTAGCATTCCATTGACATAGGCTTGAATAGTAGAAGTTACAGAGCAAGTAGCAGTTGCTGAAACCGCAATTGGGTAACTTTTTGAGTTGGTATATGTTGTATTAAAACTTCTTGATCCAGTTACATTATTCCATTGAGTTCCACCAAAACCTAAACCAACATTAACATATCCAGCAGGATTTGAAGTGTTATAAGGTGTATAACCTAAACCAGAAATAATTTGAGAATAATTTAAAGTATTGACAGTATTAGCATTACCAGTAATATTAATTCCCCAATTACCATAAGCGCCAGCACCATTTAAAGTTGGAGCATAAGAATTAAAATTTGATGAACTTAATACTTGATTACCGCTAATAAAAAGATTGCTAAAGTTGGTTTGTGAAGTGGTTACAGAATTAGTTGCGGTTGCAGCATTTAATCCATAAGAACCAGTAATTGTTCCACCAGTAATATTTACTGAATTGGAATTTTCAAAAGCCATTGTTCCTAAAGAACTAACATTCCAATAAGGGTTTAATAAAATCCATTTTCCATAAGAACTGCTATAAACTACTTGGCAAACATAGCCTGATCCAGCAATATCACTAACAGCCAAAGGCTGATTATTACCTTTAACAATAGTAGTAGTTGCAGTAACAGTAGAACCCAAAGTTAAAGTTAAATTAGGAGTAGTTGTAGCATTGTTACCTGTAGCCCTAAATTCAAGTGCTAAACCATCAGATAGCGAAGTTAAAGAAGATGGAATAGTTACTGCAATGGTATCTGCTCCACCTGTAGCTTGTGCATAGGTATAAAATTGCTCTTGAAGTTGTGCAGGGCTTAAAGCAGTAGATTCTCCTGTACCTGGATTTAATAAAACATAAGCAGAATAAACTGGACTCCAAGACAATAACATTGGATAACCAGCATTAGCAATATCACCTGCAATTAAAGGTTGATTATTAGATTTAACAATTGAATAAATACCTGTAGCAGTTGATCCAATGGTTAAATTTAAAGTGGCTGCACCAGTATTTGCATAAGCAGCTTGCAAAATAAAAGTAAAATTTGTTGGAATATAGTTTAAATTGGAAGGAATGGTTGCTGATAAAGCATTGGCAGAGCCAGTAGCAATAGCAGTATCATAAGTACCAATTTGATATTGATCTAACTGGATATTATTATTAATAGTTCCAGCCGTAAAATACATTCCTGCCAAATCATTTGCTAACCAAGATTGAGGGGTTGTACCTTCTTGACCACGAACTATTGTAATAGTATCGCCTGATCTAGCAGTTACTAAAACAATTTCATTCAAAAGACCTGTAGCAGCATCCACAAAGGTCATTTTAAAACCTTGACCTGTGGTTGGGCTTGGGAATAGTGAACCTGTACCAGAAGCCAAAGTAGCGGTAGTGGTTGTGCTGGAAATAGCAGATGCTAAAAATGATTTAGCATTATTGGCAAAAAGTAAGATTGTCATAGCAAATCTCTTAATAGGTTACATTGAAAGTATACTGGAAAGGCACTTGTAAAACACCTGCATTTATGCCTGATTGCAAAATTGGAGCAAGTGTAGTGGGAATTAAAGGAGTAAATGTGGATTCTGCATTTAAAGGTACTTCATTAAATTCAAAAGTATCCAATAAAGAACCACCTTTTTTAATATTTACCCCTGAATAAATATGAATATTGACAACATTGTTTGAGGCAAAAGTTACACTAATTTGATAAGTTTCACCCAACAAAGGATCAGTACCATTAACTCCTGCTAAAAATCGAGCAATTCTTCTTTTTAGCCAAGTAGTGTTAAATTGATAACCATCGCCTTTATAAAAATTCCAAGTAATACATCTTTGAAAAATGTCATCAGTAGTAACATAAAAATTACTAGGCGCAATTTTGACATCTTGGTTAAATGGCAAAGTGTTTAAATAATCGGTGTTATAAACACCTTTATTGGTATAACCGCCTTCAGGAAGAACTGGTCTAGTTAAACCATATATTCCTTGAGCTACCCAATCCAAAGAAGCCCCAGATTGTTTTGTATAGATTGGAAGGTTTAAATTATTAAACCAATCTAAGTATTCTTGGGCTAAAGTATTATAGGAAGATACAAAAGCCTGAAGATCAGAATCATCATAATATTGCTGATATAGATAGCTTGGGATAATTTGGGTAAGCATATTATCCCTGGGTGATTGCTATAGATTGAATATTAGTTTCAAAATAACCTTCAGGATCGCCAATAATTAAACCTGTACCTGATTCTGGAGATACATCAACACCATTAATAGCTACTGTAAATACCATTCTAGACAGCAATGTAGGTGGAATAATGCTAGAAATTGCTTGTTGAAATACATTTTGCAATTCAAAAATATTGATTGGTTGACCAACATAAATGCTATTAATATAAGCAGCAATAGCTGGTTGTCCTAATTGTGCTACAGCAGTTGGAGACACATAGTTGGTAGATGTTGTATTCCAAACAAGGCTAATAGAAACAGCTTGTTGTGGTGGATTTACAAAAGTAATATTATAAGTATCAGGATAATCATTGATTGATACAGTAATATTTCTATAATTTGGGGTGACTACACCACCACTTGTATAAGTTCCAAAAGTAGATGTATTTTTACTTGTTGTAACCAAATTATTGGAAATGGCAGTTACAGTATAAGTAGTATTAAAGGCTGCTGGACTAGCACCTGTAATTGTAATTACTTCTCCTACAGAATATTCACCAAAATAAGCACCAGTATTGATAACAGCATTAGTACCTGTGGTAATGCTTAAAGCGGTAATGGTAGAGCCTACAATATTCGATATATCAAATAATCCAGTAAAAATGGCATTTCCTACTTCATAAGGATCACCACCACCACAAATAATTTCCCAATTTGTGCCAGATTGTCGCACCGCAACAAGTCTATCTTGAACACCATTAACATTTTGCAATTGTGTTTTTAAGAATGTGGGCATACCAGAAGCTACAGCAAGACCAGCTTGAATGACTTGAGCTTGATAATCTTCTAATGGTTGGGCTGAAGCACCAGGAATACCTGCGGTTTGATTAGTACAAGATAAAGTCAAACCAGATGGTACTGAGGTAATAATTTGGGTTACTGTGCCAACAGGAACAGCCCAAGAGCCTGAATTAATAGCTAGACAATATAACTCAGCACTTTGTCCTGTAGAAGCTATTACACCGCCATCTTGAACTGTATATTGATGAGAACCATCAGATATTACAAATCCCTTAGAAATAACAAATCCAGGGCTTCCAGAAAAGGTTACATAAACTGAAGTATTAGACCCAATGCCTTGTTGTACACCATAAATTTGACCTAATTGATTCAATAAATAAGAATTGGCAGTATAGGGTGTAATACTATTATAAAGATCGACTCTGGCTGAATCTATTAAAGCTAAAGCACCAACATCGGTAGAACTAATATCTTCAATTAAAGAGCCTGGCAAATTGGCTGTATAACCAGGATTTGTTGCAGAAACCAGAGCAATTAACTCTGATTGCAGAGTAGTTGGTGAGGTTGGTTGCAAACCTGAAGAATTTACATCTGTTGTAATGGTCATACTGCCACCTGTTGTTGAATTTTAGTACCTTGAGTTGTTACTATATCTACATTATATGTAGGGGTAGGTAATTGTGCCTTAGTAATTGTCAAACTGGCAAAAAAGTTAGAGAATTGTTGTTGAGTGACAGTTACATAATAATCAGGGAAAACTTGCTGAATAACTGACCTTTGAGCAGGAATTCCATAGTTTGCATAAAAAGGGGATTCTCCCAGGCTTAATTTAAGTACCTGAATAAGAGTAGTGGCATATCCATACTCAAAGTTGCCAGAAGCATCTTGCTGTATTTCTACCCAAACTAAATCTCCAGCAGAATTCTTTACTCGACCATATGTTCTAGCCATGATTAGCAAATTCCCATTTTTTTTGTGTAATCATATTGGTGCTCCAGTATTTCCAGAACCAGGCTGAACTCCAGAGTGTTCATGAGTGCTGCCAATATTTTTACCATTATTAGTAATAGTTCCAGTAGTAGCAATATTTCCATTAACACTCATAGTTCCACCTGATCCACCGCTAATAGCAAAGCCATCTGTACCTGTGATTAATCCATTGACAGTCAGATTTCCATTCATAATGGTATTGCCATTGTTGACAACTAAATTGCCACCATTAAGGTCAATTATAATTCCTGTGGATGTTAAAGTCAGTTTGCAATCTTGATTTTTAGTAGTTATTTCTACCCCAGTTTCCCCATACATAAATAGGTATTCGCCATTAACCGCAAAAAAAGCGGTATTACCAAAAGGGAAAAATACTAAAGCTGTCAAATTGCCTGGATCGCTTAAATCAGGAGTTCCAGTACCCAGTCCAGAAGCCTTTCTAAGACTGACATCAGCAGGAATGCAATATCCTTTACAGCCTGGCTGAATAGGGTATCTAATGTATTCTGATCCAGCTACAGGGCAAGTTACTTCAGGAAGGGTAATTCCATCTGGAACATTGACATCAAATTTGACAGTAACAATAGAACCATTGACCGATGTTACATAACAAGGAAAAGATTGACTATATCCTTGCAAAGCATCATTAATCTTTCTATCTGCAAAAAGATTAATAGATTGGGCAAATGATATTTTTTGATCTATAGAGGACATTATGCGTGGAAAGTTCCAAAGGTTGAAGTAGTAGAATTTGGTGGTACATACGCTTGTATTACTGTAACCCAGCTATTTGCATCACCCTGCCTAAATATTCCAATATGTCTAACACTTTGAATATTAAAAGTACCCTTGAAATTTGAGGTAGTTTTAAATTGAGACTGAGTCTGAGGTAAAGTTAAAATAAGACCTTTGGTTGCCGATTGTTGAGGCATTAAGATTTGACCCCCTACTTTAAGGTCATATCGCATGACAGTTTTAAAGGTCAATGTATAAGGCGCAATCCAAGTAGGCTGCCCAATTAAATCAGTAAATTGAATTTGAATAGGCTCAGAAGTTGGTGGAATAGTGTAATCATAGACATTAATAATGTTATCTACAAAAGACACTTGAATTCCTGGATAAGTAGTTCCCCCAATAATACTTCTACTTCTTTCATTTAAAAATTTAGAAAATGTCTCTAAAGTAAAGTTTTGTTGTTTAATAGGTTCAGGAGCAACCAAATTTGGGCTAATGTTGACATTGACAGCAGAAGCATTTGGAAACACATTTTTTAAAGTAGTTTCAATTGCAGGTGCTAAAGGGGCATTATTGTCACAACTAAAACTAAAGTTTAATGGGGTTTCTTTGCTGCCAGTAGGCAAAACCATAATAAAGTCTAAAGTTTGCGAAGTTCCCTGCCAATTACCAAAGGCTTGTTGAATTCTAGAAGTCATCAAAACCCCATATTGTTCTGGATTTGCTAAAGGAAGCCCTTTTGCCATTCCACCAGAAATAACAATATTGCAATATTTAGTGCCATCAACACTAGGATTGAAATTGGCTGCTTGAGCCAACAAAGGAAGCCCTACACCATAAACTCTTAAAGATGCTCCCCCTAAAGGAGAATTAAAGGTAGAAACTGGCAAATCCCATTCAACATTTAAAGCACCTGAAATTGTGCTTTTTGTGCTTGTAAATGCACCAAAAATACTTCCATTAGTGCCATAGCTGGTAAAAGTACCATTAAAAATGGGTTTTCCATCTGAGCCATTAATTACCTTTGGATTTCCATCTTGATCGGTAATCTTAATTTCATACCTTCTCATTAGATAATCTCAAATTGATTGTTTGCAACTCTATAAACTAATTGGGTTGTAAAGTAACCAGCAGTTAATGAAATATTGTAATTTAATGGAGAACCAATTAAAGGCAATGCAACAATTAAAATATTATTCAAATCATAAATATTGACATAATATCTTTCCCCATAAATATTCCAAGTCACAATTACATTGTAAGAAGCACCATCAAAAGTAGCTTGAAATTGAAAATTAGAATTATTTGCAGGGGTAAATTGAATGACATTGGTTGCAACTGGGGCAATATTTTGACTTATAGAATAAGTAGATGCTGCACCCTGAGTATTTAAAGAACCACCATATAAAGGGGTTGTAATGGAATTATTATTTCCAATAACACTATTGACACCAGACCATAGATTATTTGACATATTAACTCGCTAATGGTGTACCAGATTGAAAAGAATTCATCAATGCACCTAGAGTATTTTGAGGGGCTTGAGATACCAAAGGTTGTACAAAATCAAATTGCCAAGCATTTTGAGGTTGTTGGCTATCAGGTCTTGATACATCAGTCAAATTAGTAAGGATACAATTCAAATAAACATAAGAAGGTGTAGCTACAATAAAAGTTCCACCTTGTTGAATATGCGATTGAAGCGCAGCTTGTAGCGCAGTAAAGGTAATCATTTTTGATACATAACCACCATTCACATTGGCAGGGCAGTTCATCAACATAGAAATCTTTAATGGCTTGGCAATAACAGCATTAGCAGCATAAGATTGATTCGCAAAAGGATACATTGCAATTTCATTGTCTACTAAGGTAGCACCAGGCAAAGGTCTAAAATGCCCAAAAAAGTTATTTAGGTTTAAAGGATTTTGACCATTTAATAAAGAAAATCCAAAATTGGCTGCTTCAGTAATAGCAATGATTGGCAATAAATTACCTGGAACAAATGTAGCAATTCCATTCGACAAAATAATTGGCGATATTTCATAAGCTACTTGATAAATTGATTGACCTACACTTGTTGCCATTATCTAAGTCCTATACTTGTGTAATATCCACCAGCTTTTAGCATATCTACATTGGTGTCTTGACCTGGTATTTTAGTGGTATTAATGCTTAAAGCAATTGGAGTTGGATTCCAATTTAAAGAGCCTAATGTGCTTGAAGTATTGGATGTTGGAGCACTTGGGGCTTGTGGAACTCCAGAGCCTTTATTGTTAGAAGATTCGCTTTCTAGTTTTTGTTTTAATTCAATATGCCCTGGGTCTTTAGTTCCCAATCTTCTATAAAGACCATATTGCGCTAAATATTCATCAGAATATTTTTCTGGATTTGCAATATCAACTGCTTCTCCAGTAAGGTGTTTGCTATTTTCCATAGCAACTGGATTGCCTTGACCATTTGGTTTTGTGTAATATTTGCCATCAGCAGGATTTAAAATTCCATGCTTTTTAGCCCAATTTTCATCTCTTTTTCCGCTAATGACAGGCAAACCAGCAGCTTGTACTGCATTGGCTAATTCAGGGTTTACACCACTTAAATTATTCCACCAAGCCTTGAATCCTTCTTTCATACCTTCTCTAGAAGGCTCAAAAGGTATTGCACCTTTTTTCTTGGCTTCTTCTGGTGTCATAACAATATTATGACTAGGATCAGGATTGAATGGCTCTTTAATCTTATCGGCTAACCAAAGAACAGCTTCAGCTAATTTGACAGCAGCTTCTCCAATAGTAACAACTTGAGAAGCGAATTTTTTAACAGCATCTTGAAATTCTGGCTTGGTCATATCTTTAGCCCAACCCTCAAGATGACTTGCAACATCAGTAATCCAATTTTTAATTGCTGGGCTTTCAAGGAAAACTTTAACCGCATTAGAAAATGAATCAGACAGCTTTTCTAATGGAGTGACTAAACCTTCCAATCCTGTCAGAAATACATTTTCAATTTTTTGCTTTGATCTACCTAATTGAACATCTAAGTCTTGCCATCTTCTTAATAAAGCATCAGTAAGGGCTAAAGATTTGGTATCGGCATTGTATTTTCTCTCAATATCATCCATTTCACCTTTTCGCAAAGATGCCATTCTTCGAGCAGTTTCAACATCAATGCCTAAAGCAGATAATCCACTTACTTCCAATCTTTGTTGAGCAGTAGCAGGTTCGCCAGCTTTGTATACTTCAGCAGCCCTTCTAAGCAATTGTGGTAATAATTGGGCTACATTTTGATTGGGATTAACATTAGCAGCCTGGAAAGCCCATTGTTTTTGAACATCAGTTTGCGCTGCTGCAACATTTCCCAAAACCGAATTAACATCGGCAACTCTTTGAAAATTAATTTGAGCAGCTTTTAATTCTCCTGCCGATACTCCCAATCCTTGAGATTGCCTTCTAGTATCATTTGCAGAGCCAGCTAATGAGCCAATACCAAATAGACCACCAGCAGCACCTAATAAACCAAAAGCAGTAGTAACACTACCCCATTTCAAAAGATTCCAAGTAGTAGCGGTAACATTTTTGGTAATAGATGCAGCAGACTTTCCAATATTCTGCCAATGCTTTTCAGTCTTATTAACTACTTGATCTGTATTTTGTAAAGTCTTGTAATTTTTATCTAATCTGGAAGCAATAGTATCCAAAGCGTGTTGGATTTTATTGAAATTGCCCTGTAAAGAACCAACTTCTTTATTTATTTTTCCCCATTGATTTGGCATTTTGACAAGGGATTGCTGATACTTTTCAAAGAGTCTTTGGAACTCTTTGAATTTCTCATCATTAATATCAATGTCAATTACACTTTTAGTAGCCATTGTTTCTTCCTAATGCTCTCAAAATATGTCTTTGGCGAAACTCATGTGCGCTTGACTTATATTCTATATCTACATCCTCAAAAAACTTGGAAAATCCTTCAACACTTACATAATCTAAACAGGCAGAGACGATGTGGTCTCCATCTCTCCAGAATTCTCGACCTCTGTCGATGTCATCAAGGAATTCTGAAACTCCATAGAATTTAATGATGTTGTTTGCGATCCCCATAAGCCATTGACTGTGTCCATGATGCTTTGAATTTGATTCTTCTTGTTTATCATAGACACACAAGTAAAAAAAATGAGTTCGCCTTCAATTTCTGCGATTGTTTCGCTATCAAAAGTACCTTTTTCAATAGCGGTATATAAAGGAATACTTTTCCAGCCTTTTGTGGATGGCATCATTACATTTGAAAGTCTAACTATTTCATTCACTAATCCAGCCCTGACCCCAGAAACTCCATTCCAAATACCCATATCTTCTGCTGTTTGTTTAAGCATCAAATAGGCTATTCTTGATCCGCAAATCGCACCAAGCCCTTGAGAAAAGATTGCAGCAAAAGTTTTGGAAATTACCAAAAAATATTGCTCAAAAATATCTCTTGAGATTGGTGTGCTGTGAACATATAGCTGTCCTTTTTCCGATTCAATCGGAATTACTAAGTTCAAGGCTCGATTAATTTTCATCTATTTATAGACTCCAAAGTGCTGCGTTAACTTGGTATACACCAGTTAATGTGACTACAAAACCAGGCACATTACCATCATAAGTAACATCACGAACACCTTTGAGAACACAATTACCGATCTGATAATCCGACAAAGTTGCCGAATCAGCGATAACCGATATATCACCTACATTCACATTGGTTTCAATTTGCGTTTTATAAGCATTAGCTAATGCCTGACTTTTAAGCAAATTAATGGTTACAGTTGCCATTTGATAGGGTTCTGGAGAAGTAACACCACCAGTTAAGGTTGGGATGAGCATACCTGCATCGCCTTCAAAAGCGATACTAATAGCTTCCCTAGCCAAATATGGGGCTGTTACATTGAGTGTTGCATTTTCGGCATAGACTACTGAACCACGCAGTCTATTTAATGTGCCTTGTTGAATTAATGGGGCTGCCATGATTTATTCCTTTATGCTAAAGCAAAGCTAGAAACATTCACATTAAATACAATTTGAATGAATCCTCTCGCTGGTGTATAAGTTACAGAAAGACCTGCATATTTACCAATAGCATAGTCACTTGGGTTATCTGCTACATAAGTAGTAAATGGAACTGCATTTACAGTTACAGGAGACAGAACCAATCCATAAGCAACACCACTATTCATAGTGCCTTGGGCTACTTTTTGCAAGCGATTAATACCAGCTTGGTTATAGTACAAAGGATTAATTGGATTATTAGAACCATTAATGATTGCATTGGAGATAAACAAGTTAATGTTGATCTGTACCCAATCTACTGAATACCAGTAAGTATAGTCTTGACCATCAGCAGTTACACCCCAAAGAACCAGAGTATTACTAATGCCACCTTCTGCGCCTGTACCAACATAGTTCACATTAGCAGTTTTTAACAATTGACATTGTGCAACAGTACCAGTAAATGCTGTTACTCCTGAAATGTATTGGAAAGCCATTGGAGCAACTTTATTGGTGTCGCTTGGGTTGTAATTTAAGGCATTGTAGAGCATTGCAGCAGGAGTCCACTCGGTTACTGGAGCAGTTGTATCTTGCAACATTGAAACTACAGATTTAACATTTTTAAATACACCATAAGTACCAATTACTTCTTTTACCCAGAAATAAACTTGAGAAGTGGTGGATTCATAGTTTTTAGCAAAAGTTAAGAATGAGGAATCAGATGACATCTCATAAGTAACTGCATAAGCATAAAACTTTTGTGGGTTAGCAACAATGTAGCTATTTAATGCTGTAACACCTTGTGCGCCTGTACCTGCTCCCAATTCAAGAACATAAATTGCATTGGCTGAACCTTGTGCAAAATAAGTAGTTGCCATAGCAACCAATTCTTGTACAGATTCAAGAGTAAAAGCACCTTGAGTTGTAACAGTACCAGGATTACTTGCCAAAGGATAAGTAAATGTAGAAGCACCAGTAGAAGTAACTTGGAAAGTACCATTGTAGGCAGTAGGAACAACACCAGCAATAATGCCTGGAACAGTATCACTAATAGGAATTCCATGAGGTGCTGAAGTAACTACAGTAACTACACCAGTTGCCCAGTTAATAGAAGAAGTAGTAATTGCACCATTCAAAATAGAACTTAAATCCGCAAATTGAGTTAAAAGTGCGGTAGTACCAGTAGCTAATGTAGTCGCACCTTGGCTAACCAAAGCACCAGTTCTTTGCAGAGTATTGGGTGCTGGAGCAAGGGTTTGAGTTACATTAACTGTAACAATTTGAGTTGTCATAATAGACCCCTAATTAATTAAAGCTGACAGAAACAACCATTCCAGTACCAGGAACAATCACAATCCCATTAGCGCATGGGAAATCAATAGTGTAAGAACCTATAACATCAGGGATAGAAGCAACTAAGTTAGCTGCGCCTGTACCAGAGGTAGTAGCATGGTCATAAATTGAGCCATTTGTAGAACCACCAGTAGTAACATTGACTTTAGCAATGCGACCTTTGCTTGATTTGATTGCTGTAGCAGCAGAAATGTTGAGGAAAGAATTGATACCTTGGGCTGTAATAGCTGCGCCATTTACAACTGCTGGGTTTGAGGTAATTGCCATTTGATAACTCCTTTTTTACACTTAGGGTTGGGTTGGGTTGTAACTTACAAAAACTGACTTAATTAACTTTAAAGCCACATCATTAACTGTATTTTGGTAATAACTGACTTTAAAGGTGATACTTTTCTTCATTGCAATAATGCCAAATTCAGGTTGAGTAACTTTCTCATCTTGCATTATAGGCATATTTTGAATACCAATATTATCGGTATCCATGCTGTATTGAAACACATAATTAGCAAAGTTTAAAGCCTCATTATTGCGAATTCCATAGATGGAAATTTTAACTGTATCGCTTGCTAATTGATTGATTGTTGTTTGAGTACTAGGGCTTGATCCACCATTAATGACAATGTTATTTACTATTGGAAATTGACCAATAGCTTCGGTATTAGAAGAAATAATGTCTACCGCAGCATAAGGTGGCGGTAAATTTTGATCCACTAAATAAGATGGATATAAAGGAAAGTATTGATTAAGTGCCAGCCAGATAGGAAGGCTATTAGACACAATCACACTAGAACTATCAAAATCGGTCATTGAATCAACAAGCTGAGTATCCATGATGGAGTACAAAGCATCGCCACGATAATGGTAAAGATCAGCTTGTTTGTAATAATTGTCCCTACGACTAAAAGCAAATTGCACATTTTGATAAGTGGCAACATAGATCAATTGAGGATTAATTAAATTAAAGTCCTGAATTGGCTGTAGGGAAGTAAAAATAATATGGTTGTAATTAGTAGTCCTATCATCCAATTGATGCAATTCTTGGGCTAAATGGAATGATCCTTGGGCAGTAATTGTCCTAGCTGGTACTTGACCTTTATAATTATCATAAAGCAGCCGATCATATTGCGCTGCATTATAAATAGCAGTATCAGTTAAAAGGGCTGCATTAACCCAAAAAACATAGCCATCTAAAGGCAAAACCAGCTTTACATACAAAGTAAAGGTTACTTGTTCATTACCAGATAGGGTATTGACCCCTTCTGCCAATCCAGAAGCCAATTGTGGCTTTGCGCCTGAAGTCTCAAATACATTTGCCATTAATCAACCCAAGATTTAAAAGAAGCCTGTAAAACTCCAGAATCAATAAAGGAAGGTCTGCGAATTCCAGTAACTCTGGTAAATCCAGCCCTTTTCCCTTTAACATAGCCTTTAGCTGTCAATCTACCCTTAAAGCGAATGCTTTTACCTTCTAAAGCAGCTTTGGTTGGAGTGCCAGGTATGCCTTGTTGCTCTGCTTCTTGAGAACTTAAAAAGTGCTTGAAATAGCCATCAATCTCGCTTGTGGCATCGGCAAAAGGGTCTTTGATCTTACCCCCTTGCATCATAGTTTCTAAAGCCCCTGCCATGCTTTCTGTAAGTCCATTGACGATTTTATTCTCATAGACTCTGGCAAAAACTGAAAATAATTCATATTTTTCTTCTAATTCTGTAGCCACCCCATAGGTGGTGTTCCCTTCAGGCTCTGGGACATCAATTACCCCAAGATGGAGAATCAAGTTAGCCCCCAGAGAGTTCCAAGAGATTGCATAAATGCCATCGCTTGTCTGCCATAAGGATTTTTAATCGCTTGCAAAGAAATCAAATCTAGATTTTGCAATCCTAAACCGACTGCCAGGGATTCATTAGTAGAAACATCCCCTGCATTACTGATAACACCAGCAACAAAGTTATTCATGCCATAAGCCAATCTTGCATCAGAAAAGAAGGTTTGACCTGGTAAGTCTTGTTGCCATTGTAATAAATTGCTACCACCTAAGTTATACACAGTTAAAGTATAAATATCTGGTGAAGTAACTGAAAAATCAAGCGGAACTAGGTCTAATGCGACCTGATAAGCATACTGATAACCGACATCATTATCAGCAATAGCAGTAGTGGGAATGCCCATTACAGCCCTTGTCCAAGCAATAAAGCCAGTTAATGATGGGGATGTAATGGGATCACTCATAATCTACCTTATTTTCTTGGTCTACCCCGACTTTTGATCGGCTGAACACCCTCTCGAACTACTTCAATAGTTTGTTCAAACTTTTCGCTATTATCACCTGCATTTCGCTTTTCTTCCACTACTTCTATCTCAAGTCCTGATTTTTGTTTCAATCCCATTTCTTGAGCCTTGGCAGAAAGGATTTGATCGGCTGCTGCTGCGGTGACATTTCTAGCTTGTTGAGCACGATCAATTGCTTCTTGTTCGCTTTGACTAAGTCCAGCTTCAATAGCTTCCACATTAATAGGCTTGTCAATTCGATAAGCAATGCCACCAAAACCTTTTTTGACCTTATTAGCTTCCATCATTCCATAAATAGAATGCTGCTTAATAATATGGTCAATTTCATCATGACTACCATTAATTTCCCATTGACCACCTGCACGAAT